ATCATCAGATTCGTCCAAAGAATAATCTGAATAACCTAACTTTGTTTCCCAATAATCTGAATATTCTTTCTTATAGTTATCCAAAGATTCTTTTGTGTCAGTAATATAACCTTGTGGTACCGCAATAATCTTACCATCTTTATATCCAAGACCATTAACATGATTTTTTAATATAGAAATTTTTGTTCTAATTGCAAACGACACTTTTCTACCATTCTTAGTTGCATCAATGTGACTAATACCCGCCTTTTTCTGGTTACCAAATAAGAACACTAATGAGGATGCTAACCATATCGCTTCACCACCCTTAGCCTTTATTTCAGGTTGTCCAAATGGATTGTCAGGAAGTAATACCCAAGGTTGATTTAAAATTACAAGAGTGTTATAATAAGGGTATTCTTCTTTTTTAGATTTTGAGATTCTTGAATGAATTCCCATACCAATCTTATCTGCAAGTACCTTAGCGTTGTGCATCCCACCACCTTTTCCATCAAAAGTCATCTGACAAGGGACACTACCAATACTATCCCATAAAAACAATAGGCTATATGGTATGTCACCTTTTTCTTGAGAATCAAGTATTTCATTAATAAACTCGGTTGCTTGTTCGATAACGTCAAATGAATCATTAAAGATAAACATACCATCATACTCACCAAGTTCGTTTTTCTCCGCTCGCAATCCTAATTCAATTGCATGTTCCCAAGACCATTTTTTCTCAGTAATAATAAGAACAGGTAAATGACCTTTCTTTTGTGCATCGGCCGCTGCCAATATCATTGCCGTTGTTTTTGAAGTATTTGAGTGCCCCAAGAACATGTTAACACCACCCATTACAGGTCCAGGTAAACCACAAGAGTTCATAAACGCCTCACCACAATTATAAAAACTTTCAGGTTTATATTTTGTTTTGGTTGAGAACTTATTTTTTATTGCGTCTAAACTAAATTCTTTCTTTTTCAATGCCATAATAATTAATATTTGTTATAAAAATATACATAAAAAAACGGGAACTTTAAATGGTCCCCGCCTAATTTTTTGTTGTTAATAAACTTAGAATGGTAGGTCTTCTGCAGGATCTTCATTCACTTGTGGATCCACTACAGGAATCTCTTGTTTTGTTTTTGTTCCGCCAATAGAAATGTCAGCACTTTCACCATAAACATATTTTTTAAGTTCTGTGCTCCATATTGGCGTCTCTCCGATTGCAATTGCTTCCAAATACTCAACAGGTTTTTTAGCGTATACATCATTCCATGTTAATTCGTCATCCATCCATCCACTCATGATTTCTTTATCTTCGTGAAGTAAGGCTTGGTCTTCATACATAACCGTTTGAATTACCGTGTACTCTTTTCCTTGTGGGGTTTTTGCTTTCTTAAGTTCGATGATTAAGTCACGTCCTTTTTCTGCGTCAGTGATATCACCCTTAGCTTTCCAAATAGGAAGAATTTTATCCAAAATTCCCTCATTTTTGTAGTTGTGTTTGAATCTCCAAAATTTAACACCATCTTGTTCGTTATCACGGTCAACAACTTTTACAATGTAAAATAAACGTGAACGATATTGTGAAGCTAAATCTTTATCTTCTTTTTTACCCGTTTGGATTAGTTCGTTATAAACTTCGGTAAGTGGAGAACGTTCGTTGTCATTCTTACTCGGGTCATATAACTTAACCCATTGTCCGTTTACCATGATTTCGTGATACCATACTTCAACAAATGGTGATGAACCATCTTTTGTAGGTAAAATACGAACTCTACGTTGTGCGGATGTTTCGTTTTTCATTAAGATTGCGGAAAAATATCTCTTTAATCTGTCTTCTTGTGAGATGTTTAATCTCTGTGAACCACTTGGTTGTGCGTTCTTCTCGTACTGCGCAAGTACGGAATCTAATACTGAATTTGCCATAAATAATTTTTAAATTGTTACTCTTTTATCTACAACAAATATAGGTACAAATGCCAGAATGTCAAATGAAATGGCATAAAAAAAGGGGACTTACAATCCCCTTAAATTTTTATTTTTATATTACAATGCGTTATCGTTTTCGTCGTAAATATTAAATGTTTTTTTAACTTCATTTGGTGAAAAATTTTCAACATCATCAGAGGTTAATATATATTCATTTTTACCCGTCTCTTCCATTTCATCTTTCTTATCGTCAAAGAAATCCGTTAATTTTTGGTTAAATGGGTACGAATCTAATGAACGTAACATTAATTTTTCTTCAGGTGTTTTTTCTCGGTATTTGTCAAATTTAGCTTCAAGACCACTAATCTTATCCATGATTTCGTCCATATGTGATAATTTACTTTCTAATTCATCTAACTTAGTAAATATGCCATCCATAAACTCATCTTGTTTAGCCTGAATTTCTTGTTGTGTAGTAACAAGATCGGTGATATCTATTTCTTCTGATTCTCCTTCTCCACCTTCAGGTTCATTACCAACTTCTTCAACATCAGGGTCATTTTCTATATCAACAGGTTCAGGAATAACATCACCTCCTGCTGGTGGTGCCCCTGCCGCGTCTGCCGGTGGTGGTGTTCCACCTTCAGGTCCACCTATAGGTGCTTCCGCTCCAGGAGCCGCTGCCGGATCAACAGGTGCAGGCGGTGCGGGTGGTTCCGGTTGTTCATTTAAGATGTAGGTATTAATTTGATTGAATCTTTTTAATTCTTCTAATATTTTTCTATCTAAACTCATTTTTTTTAATTTTTAACCATTTAATAATGTCTTAACCCCTTGCGGAGTCTCAACCTTTAACGTTCTATTTGTTTTCATAGTATTATCAACTCTTTCAATCAAACCATCTTTCATTCTGATTGTATAGCAATCGCCGGTATCTAAATCACAAACCTCTTGGTATCCGTTACCACCATCTTTTTGAGTTACACGAGCATCTTTTTTAAGATAGTCGTCAAGTAAATTTTTCATGTTCATACTTTTTATTTTTATATAAATATACGATACTAAGGGTTTTGTACAAAATATTCATAACTATCTTTAAATGTGTTAACAACAAGGTTATAAGTCGCAGAATTTCCAGAATATATAATGTTCTCAGTGTAGAGTTTAATTTCTTCAGCATTTAATGTTGATGTCACCGCAGCGGCGGTATCCCAAGTAGTGGAAACTAATTGTGCCAAAGCTTTACCATAACTAACATTAGTATCAACATTAGGGTTAACCGTTTTAAGTTTTTCAATCATAGGCTCGTAAACCTCATAATAAGATGTCATATAATTAGTCGCAGTACCAATATTAGGAAATTTTGCTATCGGCACATCTTCATCAAAAATTTTAACACACGACTGTTCGGTTATAAATGTCCCTAAATTACCTCTTGGTGCGTTTGATGTTGTTATTTCATATAAATTATTATCTATACTATTAAACGTTTTAGCGTTTCCATCATAACTATTTAACGGTCTAGTTTTAGCAATACCTAAAAGTAACGCCCTAATTGGCGTTTTTGTTGTTGCCGTTTTAATCGCAAGAATTACCTCATTAAGAGTATATGTATTAGAGACTATAGGTAAGAAAGGAATTGTAGGGTATTGTGTAAGGTCTCTACATTGTGCTTCAGATGTTTTTTTAATTTCAGGGTCCTTAGTTAATTCTATCTCTCTATCGGTTTGTATGGTTACTACAGATTCTGGAATTACTTTTTTAATTTTTTCCTTAAATGAGTTTAAAATCTTCTTATTAACATTTATTAATAAATTATCTACGCTAGGTAAACTATATTTAGGTATTCTGGTACCTTTAAAATCTGTTTCAAATCCTCTTTCAGTAACGTTGTGATTTACTTCATATATCCAATAAGGCCCATAAAACATAGGAACATGTCTTAATACAAAATACATTGTTGGTTGTATCATAACATTCCCCATAGACTCCACACCACAAGAATATGATCTAGATTTATATATTCCATACATTGATGTTGATTGTTGCCCAACTTTATCTCCAGAAACAGAACTCCCAATATCGGCAGTTACTTTAAACGATTCTGACGTATTTTTCATTTCTGACATATCTAAATCTAAACTTTTAAATATGTTTTGATTTTGTATACCAAAATCCACACTAAACCCGACAACTCTGTTTGTTTTTGAGAAATCTCTTTTAGTATCAGAAATTCTTAATGGGTTATCTGCAGGTACTCTTAAATCAAAACTATCATCACCAAATCTATTAAATGAATTTTCTTTTGGTTTAGGGTACTCTGACGGGTTACCCATATATAAACATAAAAATTTAGGACTTGATTTTGTATAATCAACTTCCAAATATGTACCAAAAAGTGAGTTACCAACTTCAGGGTCTTCGTCAGGTTTTCCGTTTTTAACCGACTCTTGTAATCCATAAAAATTAATATATGCTGGCATTGCCATAAACATAAATTGATTGTCATCTAATATACTACTAACAACCTGCATTATATTAATATCGGGATTGTTATCGGTGTCCAAATTATCAACCACTTTTTGTACATCAACAATATAGGTATCGCCGATATCACTATTCGCTCTATCCATAAATAAAAAGTCTTCAAATAGTGTTACGGTTTTTAAATCCGACCCAGAAATCCATTTATCATTAAACCCCTTTAAAGTATTATATAAAGTTAGTTTTGTTGTATCACCATTAACCGTAACCGGTTGGGTATTTGTGGTTATTTGAATGTCTTTTAATATTTTATTTAGATTATCGAATGTTTCATTAACAATACCATTTTGTAAGCTGTACTGCGATGTTAAGTGATTGTTTATGAAAGTTGTGAATTTTGTACTATTAAAGGTAGGGTCTTTAAATTTTTGTTCTGCATATAATCTTATTAAGGGATATGCCGTTTCAACGTTTGCCGAATTAAACGCAATGTTATTATCAATAAAGAAATCCGTTACGTATGATTTTTGAGTATTTGGTAGTGGTAAAACATTTGGGTTGGGGTTAATTGGTGTGGGTATTGTTGTTTGGTTACCACCTACCGTAGAAATATTTGCAACTAATGTTTGATAAGCAATTCCAGTTACAGCATATTTAACGGTCATTATATAATTACCTGAAGTATTACCATTAACCTCAATCACATTTGCATAGTTCGTATCTAAACCACTACTACCACTTTTTGGTAATGAACTATTATTAGGGTCACTTATATCACTATTTGCAGGATAAAATTGATAACTACCAAACTGTAGTGGGTCAAAAACAGGTATTCCTGTTAATTTATAAACCGCGTAACCACCACTAGGTATAACAATATTGAAATAGTTAATGTTATCTTGATTTGGTGTTTCAGGTAATATGACAGAACTATTGCCCACAAACTCCAATTGTAGTGGTGTTGTTTGTGTCGATGTTGTTGGTGCAGGAACAGACGGATATGTTGTTTGTACTTGGGTTTGGAAGTCTAATCCTGAAATTGTAGAATACCCTAAATACTTCCTTAATGAGTCCCACGCATCTTTATTTTGTGCAATACTTTGTAGTAATGTTACAGATGTTCCGTCACCAGGTAACGTACCCTTTACATAAGGTAAAAACTGATATTTATCGTTTGGTACAAATTGTGTAAGATTAGAAAACGAATTAAATAATTTTCTATTAAAATGTCCTGGATTACCTAATTTTATTACACAATCAAAATTTAAAAACTTTTTAACTGATTCCGTAAATGAACTTATTTGTTTAGTTGCTAACGCTTTACCATCAACATTTTGATTAACAAAATCTACACCTGTTTTACTTACAACAAATAACGCCTTAATCTGACTAACAAGTAATTTCTCTTCTAAATTATGTATACCACCCGTTTGATTATATGTCGGCGATATAATCTCATCGGTTAATGATAGGTCTTTAGCATCTGGATTGTAATTACAAAAACCTAAAAACTTTTCTTCAAATTTATCTAACATTTCAACAGTAAAAATGTTGAAAATCTCATCTATGTTTGAGTAGTCTGATTGTGTGGAGGTTAAATTAAAAGAACTTTCTAAAGTATACTCACTGTTTATGTTTATGATTTTTAAATATTGTGTTGGTAATGGTTTTTTAATTAAACCATTATCAAAATATCCAAAATGAGATGTACCCCATAAAGACCTAACTGAACCATTATAAAGTGATTTATTATTTAAAAGTTCTATCTTTAAGTTATTAGTATCATTAACACATTCAAATATTGATTGGTCTATTGGTATACCCCCCATAGAAGGGTAAAGTAAAATAGACGTATTACCTTGATTAGATGAGGTCGATGCACTAAATTCTCTATATTGATAATAATTTTGTTTTATTAACGATCTATTAGTATTTGCGGTATCAAAACCAAAATTTAAAAAATTTGTTGCTTGTCCATTAACC